TCAAGGCCAATTCTCTTTCTCCACTTAATGAAAATATCCCTATTATAAAAGCTGGTAACCGAAGTGATAGAAGGAACCCAATTACCATCAGGGAGTTGATATAATCTACAACCAGGAGTATCTTTTTTTTCAAGTTCAATGTCACCTAAGAAATTATGATGAATAAAGGTCATAAATTTAATTCCATTTTAGCAATAATATATTCTTTAACTAATCCAGAGCGAACAATATCTTCTACTCCAAATTCAATTATATCAACTGAGGGCATCAAACGAAGAATCCTCATAAAATCAATAATGCCATTCCTCTCATTTGTTCTAATCAAATCAGATTGAGTAGCATCACCACAGAACATAATTTTTGACTGAGATCCAACTCTTGTCATTATACTATCAAGTTCATGATAATTCAAGTTTTGGTATTCATCAACTATAACAATTGTCTTATCAAAAGTTGTACCTCTAATAAAACTAGTACTCCAGAAATCTATTGTCCCCTGTGTCTTAAGATTGCCATACAACATTTCAAAATCTGATTCTGTTGGCATCTGAAACATATACTTTACCATCGCCTTGTAAGGGATTTGATAAAGGGAGGACTTATCTTCATGATCGCCAGGAAGGAACCCAATTTCCCTAGTAGCAACAAGAGATCTAACAATATAAATCTTTTCGTAAGGAGTTTCTGGATCCAGAACATCTTTAAGTGCATTGTATAGAGTAATAAATGTCTTACCCGTACCCGCACATCCATAGACAGCAAGATTTTTATCTTCTGCATAAGATTCAAATAAAGATTTTTGATTATCAGTGAGAGGTTCAATGTCTCTCAACATATCAATATTAATTGGCTTTTTTCTCTTCATCTGTTTTGTCGTTAATCCGACGCCTATTGGAGGATCAATTTTCTTTTTTCTTGGCATATTTAAATTGGTTTAACGTTAGATCCTGGTTGCTTAGATGCTTTATAAAGGACATCATTCCATCCAGGATGAGATTTCTTCAGCTTATCATAGACTTCTCCTATCTCACCAACTGAAGCAACACCTGCCATCCAGTCCTTATCCCAATCAGGATTCTCTTTTTTCCACTCACCATATTCTACCATAGACATAGAAAGTTCTTTTTGTTCACCTGTTTCTAGGTGTTTCACGGGGTATGTTGGCATGTGCTCACAATAATAGATAAAAATATTTATTCAATAAGAATTGATGGGGCATCTTCACACTCAGGACACTCACCATTAAGTTTCCATCCAAGTGCTTCAGCAACAGTAGGAAACTGACAACCAAAGATGCAACGAACTCCTTCTGCAATATCCATATGCTCTTTCTGTGTTCCGTGTGAAGATCGCAAATCAATATAATGAATCCATGACCTTACTGATCCTGTCATATAAAGTCTTGTAGGTGTAGCAAGAGGAAGCACAAACCGCGCACATTCTTTTGCAACTCCATTATCTAACATATCTTTATACAACCACATGGCATTATCAAAATGTTTTTGAATTCCTATACGATAATCACGTACAAGTTTAACATCCAAATCATCAATAGAATTCTGACGATTCTTTGTATCCTGTCTACGCAACTCAGGAATAGGTATAATATCATCCAACATAGAAGCATCAGCATACCGCTGTGAGAACTCCTGGAAGGTAAAGGAACGGTGCCTTAGGATCTGTGCAGCAAGTCCTCTGGTAGTATTGATCTCAACGGTCATGAATGCCTGCTCAAAGACGCTCCAGTGCCCGTGTTTGATACAGTACTTAAGAAGACCAGCGAACTTATCATTGTCCTGGTTCTTGGGGTTGCTAACGCGAGCAACATATCCCATGTGCTTCTCCGCATCAGGAGTAACACTTACTAATTTAATTTCTGGTTTCATAGTTAATCTGGGTATCCATCGTCATCATCCCATTGTTCATCATAATCTGAAGGTGGGGAAGAGAACGCATCAGAATTTTTATATGAATCAACATCAGAATGTACTTCAGATTCTAATGCATCCACAAGAGACTTAAGATTTCTAACAATGAGTTTTAATCTTTCTTTTTTAAGGTCTTCCATTATGATTCCATTTCCCTTTAATTATAATACAAAAAAAGGACTTGTCAAGCAAGTCCTTTTGATACTAGGTAAGTTACGACACCAAGACCCAATTCAGACGTGATGAGAAATACCACGGTAATTAAGGTCGGCACTAGAATGTGAGGCAACCTTGTGATTAAGGGAGCTTTTATAGTGCTTTCCACGATACACATGCTCAACAGACTCGCTGCTGGCTTGCTCTGTCTTGGAAGGTGTATAGGATACACCGCGATAGATAGTCATGATTTTACTCCTAAAGTAGTTGGATTTTTAGCCCCGTTCCTTTAGTCGGCTTTTGCGTCTTATGTTGATGTTGATTTAATACAACGTGATGGGATTCTCATATCTTTTATGATGCCATCCTTCTCACGATCAGTGAGTATCGTACTTTCTTCCACAACCTCAACAGTTTCCTTCCATGCTTGGCAGGACATAGCAATGTTTGGTTGATTTGTAAGTAGGAATAACTCTAACATAAGATGAACGAACTCCGTTCCGAGTCGGCTTACTTGCGTCCTATTTTTCTAAAAAACACTGCGGATCTGTACTCTCAATAAAAAGGAAAGTCAAATCTATCTTTTCAGATTTGGTTAATAGGGAGGATCTCCCAATAGTACCTCGTAACCAATCATACTGATCACAATTAAGTAAAGTATAATCTGGTTCAACAACTGAAAATAGCAGTGGTAATAAAAACATAAGATGAACGATATGTGTATCATAACACATAGTGGCTTATTTAGTCAAGAACAATCTTAAAATAGTATTAAATGATACTATTTTGTATCAAGATGATACCAAAACTATTAAGAAATATATATTTTACCTCAATATTTCTGCTAGTCCTGCTGCATGTTTATTAGATCTGGTTATTTTATATACCCAAATCCTTTCCATTAAACTCACATCACGACCAAGCCTCATCCTACAACAAATATCAGTAAGTTTTAATCTGTAACTTGTGCTTAACATTTTCTATTGCCAAGGGTAAAATACGATGCTCTTCTCTTTGGATACGCTTAGTTAATGTTTCTAATGTATCCCTATGCCCGATAGCAACCTCTGCTTGACATATTATAGCACCAGAATCAAGTTCCTCCGTTACATAATGAACCGTGCATCCAGTAACTAGATCATCACTATCTAGGGCTTGTTGTACAGCATTTAATCCTTTGTACTTAGGAAGTAATGATGGATGAATGTTTATAATTCTATTAGGAAATGCTTCAATCATTTTTGATGACACAACCCTCATCCATCCTGCCAGAACAATTAAATCAACACGCCAAGCCTGAAACAACTGAATAATCTCATCCTCATTAGCACTTTTAATGTGGACATGAGGGATACCTAACTTAATTGCCTTCTTCTTAGCACCACATTCTTTCTTATTATGTATCATTAACACAACTTCATCATCTTTACAAGTACGGACTATGTTTTCAAAGTTTGTTCCGCTACCAGAACACATTACGCCGATATTCATAAATGTCTCCAGAATTACTAAAGCGGGTAACCAGGATCGAACTGGTGACGAAAGGTTGGAAACCTTTTGTTTTACCGCTAAACTATACCCGCAAAAAAAGATGGGCCTTACACGGAGAGGAAGTGGTGGTGGTCTCTCCGATGCCCATTACATATATTATAGCATACTTGTCAACACCCCCAGTAGGATTTGCACCCACGACCGATTCTTTAGAAGAGAATTGCTCTGTCTCCTGAGCTATGGGGGCAGGATTAATCCTCAGGCTCTAAAGATACAATCTCAATATCTTCATCATCACTATCCAATTCAATCCATTCTTCAAACTCAGCATAAATCGCTGCCTTATCACCAATAGATTCAACCTCCTCTATCTTATCAACTGACCAATCCCGAATATAAGAAACAATATCTTCAGTTGTTTTCAACGTTTTCATAGTAATCTTTTCGGAAGTACCTTGAGAGGATGTTGCTATTGTAGTATAAGGGAGTTCCGTCGTCAAGCGATTCTGTAAGGACTTTGTTATAAAATAATTGTCTTGTCTCTTCGTAGTTTGTTTTTCCTTTTGTAAAATGTAAAGATAAGATAGTTCTGCTAAAATTCTGTCTACCGTATTTGATAATGTCTTCTTTAAGTTCCGGACAAGATCCATAGTACTTTTTCCAATCTGATTCTGATTTTACTTTTCGTTTTTTTCCTTTAGGAGTTCTAAATTTCCAAAGATTTTTTCTCCCAATGTATTGTCGTTTGTTCTGGAGATTGGTAATGTTATAAACAAAACCAAAGTGCTCCCCAATATCAGTAGAGTTAAAAATTTCGCCATTATAAATCCAGGGATTTTCATAGTCAATGGTCATATCCTACCACACATCTATGATTTTATTTAGATTTGGACACAATAGGTAATATGTGCTATAATCTATATAAATAATTAAACAGCGTGGGACTCAGGCCATGAACGGTCAAATGCACAAATACGATATGCAATCAAGAGCTTTGAAGCTTAAAAGCGAGCTCTATGATCGGTGTGAAAGGAATGACTTAAGTCATGAAGAATGCCGGGGTGCTGAGGAATATTTAAATAAAGTCCTTGATGTTGTAGATGAATTTGGATACTAAAGTTTAAATCCACTGAAAGTATCTGTCTGAACATCCTGCTTTATACCACCCACTACATAGGACTCTACCTCAGTCTCTTGTGGTGCAACTTGTAGTCCCTTAGAGGACAACCAATGTTGTGTCCAGGGAAGTGGATTATGGGCAGCAGGAATATCATACACAGGATCTAAACCAATTGCCTTAAGTCTCCTATTAGCAATCCACTCAACATATTGCTGAAGGAGTTTATCATTCAAACCAATCATACTACCATCCTTAAAGAGGTAATCTGCCCAACGCTTCTCTTCATTCACGGCAGTATCAAACATCTTATATGTCCAATCCTCTTCCTCTTTCATAATCTTTTTCATCTCTGGGTCATCACCCTTCTTCCAATAATTTAAAATGTTTTGGGTAAGGACAAGATGCTGGTTTTCATCTCTTGCAATAAGGGAGATGATTTTAGCACTTCCTTCCATAAGCTTGAGCTCCCCAAAAGCAAAAGAGCAAGCAAAGCTGACATAGAACCGAATACCCTCAAGGATGTTAACATTAGCAATAGCCCTATAAAGTTTACGTTTTACTTCTTTTATTTCCCACTCTGATGATGGACAATCCTTCATATCAGGTTTCCACATATTACTAGTTCCCCATTGCTGGGCATGATTAACAAAATCATCATATGCTCCTGTAACACTAGCAGCACGTTCTAATATACGCTCATCCTTAATAATAGTATCAAATACATCAGATGGATCTGGATATATGTTCTTAATGATATATGTATAGGAACGACTATGAATCATCTCCATAAACCCCCATACTGTCATACAAGCTTCCAGTTCAGGTAAGGAGCAGTAAGGAATAAATGCCATACCAGGACCACGACCTTGTACAGAATCAAGCATAATCTGATACTTCAAATTAGAGGTATAGATATGCTTTTGTTCTGGACGAAGTGTATGATAATCTCCTCTATCTTTTTGTAAAGAAACTTCTTCAGGTCTCCAAAAATATCCTAACTGTTGCTTTGTTAAATTCTCAAAAGCAGGATACTTATAACTATCATATCTCTGAATACCTAATGGTTTTCCAAAAAACATGGGTTGCTTTTTAGTATCAACATCTTCTGTATTGAAGACGGTCATTCCCTTAATATCAGATTGCACAGGATTCACACTCCCCTTCATTAGCATTTTCCAATTCACCCAATAAACTATCCAATTTTGATCCACCTTCTTCTACATTATCATGCCACCCAATAGAATGTGCTGGTTCTTCATCTGTCTTCATATCATGAGTATTCTGATAATATGATGTCTTCCAACCATACTTATATGTGGTTAAAAGATCCTGAGCCATTACGCTAACAGGAACTTCAGCGTTCTCGAAATGTTCCGGATTATAGGACCAGTTTCCAGAAATCGCTTGATCAAAGAACTTCTGCATAACAGACACAATATTAATATACCCAGTATTGCTAGGCATATCCCAGAGGAGTGTATAGTTGTTCTTAAGACTTCCATAGGATGGGACTATTTGTTTAAGTGGTCCTTTCTTGGATTTTTTAATGGACAAGTAATCACGCGG